ATCTCCAACTTCACAATGTATAGAGTCAATTCCAGCTTTCCAGGAAACAAATGTCGGACAATATTTGCTTTTCTTTTGAAAGAAACGGGCTTCTCTTCCGGCCTGCGAAAATCTGTTAATACCAATCAAGGGAATCTCTTTTTTGATTACATCCCGCTTTTCAATGTCACTATCATCTGAATATTGCGCTCCAATTTTTTCCCAGTGTTCATTCGGATCCGTGTAATTCACAATTACCTGGTTATACCTTTCGTCTTTGCCAGTTTTGTTATAAGAAAAAGAATCTTCGATTATATTATCCATGTCGAAAGATTGAACCGGGGCTTCTGGAGCATCTACTTTTAATTTTAATTCACCGTCAGTGTATATAAGAAATCCCCGGAAACAAGAAAGCATATCTTGTATAATGTCAAGACTTGAACGTCTGCTGTCAATTACCATATTAAGTTCAAATCTGTTTTCTCCGTCAACATCTTCGTTACAGTAACTAGCTACATTTTTGAAGCTGTCAAGATTAATATATTGATTGTCAATTTCGAGGCCGTATCTACTGTTAGTCAGAAAATCAAGGATACAATAAGCGGGATTATTACTGTATTGAGTTACCCAACTAGAACCGTTCCAGATTTCAATTGTACGGCCTTCTATAATGCTCGTAATTGTCGGAGCCCCACTTATTTCTAATTTTTCAGCATCAAGGGTTTTGGATATATAAGCTATATAAGGGAAAGTCTGCCCCTGGTCATTAACTGAGTCTGCTGATTGCGACCGGGTACCAAGATATTTGTCAACTGATATGCTATTTTCATCTGCTTTTACGCCAGTAATTGCATTAACTGGTCCCTCTCCGAGTGCAACTTGTATGTCCATATACCGGTCTTTTTCACCAGTAACTTTTTGGTATATAATATTTCCTGCTACTCTATTACGACCATAGACAACCGGTATAGGTATTTCATGAGATTTCGTATTTCTAATCGGGCCAAATGAATACGTCTGAGATTGACTTAACTCTTTTTGCATTTCCTGCGCTTCTTTGTAATTATCATGAGCATTTCCGAGTGAAAATCCAACAGAAATTGCAGTTCCGACTGCTACTGCTGTGTTAGCACCGACGAATCCACCTATAACTGCTCCTGCTACTGCTCCTACTCCCATAATTTCACCCTCTTTCTATACGAAAAGCTGTGTAAAAATACTTTTTCCAGTGTTTAATTCTGCTTAATCTGGCTGTACTATTTTCTACAATGTGCAAAAACTTCATATTATCGACCATAACTCCGATGTGTGTTGGTGTCTCTTTGTCAAGCGCAAATATAATCACATCAAGCGGTTGCAACTTCTCGAATAGTATTACATTACCATACTGTGCAAACCCCTCAACCAGCCGTTGTGGCTCTTTTTCGTACCAGTTTTTGTCTATTCTTTTACCGTCATCAAACGGGATTTCAATTCCATTATCACGCAAAAAAGACACAACCAGACCGAGGCAGTCCAGGGTACCCTCTCTGCCATTATGCTTATACTTTTTGCCTACATATTTTCTTATAATATTTTTCATACTTCTCTAATATCCCTTATTTTGGGTATTGATAAGAACCCGCCGTAGTATTGAGTGTTATTCCAAAACGTGCAACCATGACCGCTGTCGTATGACTTGTCGCAACCCGCTTTCATATTGTAACTATCTCCGGATTCTATGTCAGTTGTGAATGGATATTCTACTTCGACATAACCACTTCCGGACCCAGTTATTACACGGCTCTCATTATCAGATTCAATAGTTCCATGCTTCCAGTAATCAGCGGCTTCCGTTATATCACTATCATTAATTGTAGTTCCGCTTATAGAATCAATAGTCCCCGATTTTGTCGGTACTGTAACTCCGCATTCTTCGGATCCAAACACCCACTGGCACTTCGGAGAAAAAGTCCGGCCGGGCAACCGCTTATCGAGTGTGTCAAGATTACTTACAACCGTTACCGACATACTGTATTGATTGATTTCCGGCTTATCCATATAACCGTCGAAAACTGGGATGTAATTATCGGGGCTGTCAAGCTGATTGGTGAACACTTTCCATATCTTCATCTTGCGCCCGACAAATTCGGTATTAGCAATGTACGCTGACATTTCACGATTAACATTATCCAGCTGCACTTTTGTGCTATCGACTTTCGTGTCGGTATTAGTTTCAACCTTAGACCGGCTTAATGCAGCTGCATAATATGTTTGAGCATTGCCGTTCTCATCAAAAAACTCAATATTTTCCGGATGGTTTGCAAGATATAATGTTTCTTCATCAAGATATACCTGGTATAACTCAACCGGCTGATTTTGTTCCGCATCTTTTTCGGTTTGCATTGTTGTGTTAATGTCTTTAGGCATTTATATCACCTCAGTCTTTACCCGTTAATTTCTTTTCGATAATAGACAATTCTTTATATCTAGCTTCTAATTCATTTTTGATAACGTGCCCTTCGGTGTCCCAAGTACCTTCTACACCTTTGCACCGTTCTTTGTGTCTTTTGGATATATTTTCTTTCTGTTTTTTAATATACCCTAAAGCATCTTTTATTTTTTTATCCATTTATATCACCTCGATTAAAGTCAAGCCAAAACTGTAAGCCTTAGTCAAAAACGCTTCCCGACTTAGATTATCCTCATCAAATCTGACAGTTACTTCTTCAACAGATCCGTCTGCTTTTTTGTAATCCCAGAGGAATTTTTCGAACCGGCCTTTTCGGGCGCGAAAGAAGTCCCATATTTCCTGAGCATCATCATTATAATTGGTTGTCTTATCGAACTGCAGCTTGAAAACTTTCCGGGCTGCCCCTTTTGAACGTCTCTGTTCTTTCCCGGACTCAAATTGCGTAACTAATGTTTTGTATCTAATGCCATCTTGCCAAGCATTTTTATATTCAAAATCAAATTTTTGTAGTGCCATATATTATCATCACCTTATAGATATTGCTTTAATACTTTTCTGAGCTGGCCATTTTTCATTATGTCCTCAACTGATAGCTGAGTAACAGTGGCCCGATTTTCTGCTAACATCTGCTGAAAAGACTTAGAGTCAACTGCCTGTATTAATGTTACATTTGTATTTCCACCAAGCTGGCCGCTCAATAAGGCCTCATTCTGGTCCCGTGATAATACTCTTTCACCGGTTTGAGCCTTGATAATTGTCTCATCTCTATCAAGCCCAGGAAGACCGCCAGAGTGATAACTGGGCAAGTCCTGTATCAGACCCCTCGGAGATACATAAGCGCCTTCATGAGCAGAGCCAAGTCCTATTTCCCCTAATCCCCAATTAACAAATGGCTGTACAATTTCTTTTTTAATAACCATTGCTGCAATCTGGTCGGCTATATTAGAAAAGACATCTCCTAAATCTTCACCTTTCACTATCGCATCCGATAATCCGTTTACAAGGTCTTGCTTCCAGTCTTTGAATTTCTTATTAGCTGTTTCAATTTCAAGTCCTAAATCAACAAAAGCGTCAGTCATCCAGTTAAGGGATCCAGCCTCATCATCACCGGTTAAGTTGTTGTATAGGTTATTAAGCTCAGTAAAAATTAAAGAGTCTTTATTACCGGTTTCGATTAATCTATCTAAAGTATCTTTGACTAACTTAGTCTTTTCAGCCACAAAATCAAAACTATCTCCAAAAGCTTCATTTTTTTGTTTGAGTAATTCTAGTTCTTCGGTATATTCACTTTCGACTTCGACGGGAGTTACTTCAAGATTATCTATTTTTTCTTTCAGTTTTAGCCATTCATCTGTGTATTCTTCATAATCTTTCAGCCTTTCCTGGAGGTATTCTTTATATTGCTGTAATGAAATTTGATTAAGCGCAAACTTATTTTCCATTCTTTCATCTTGTAGTTCCTGTTCTTTTCCGGCATATTCTTCTTCAATATCCTGTCTTTTTTCTTTATATAATTTTTTAAGGGCAGTTAAAGCCTCTTCATTACCTTTCGCTTTTTCCTGCTCATCTTCAAACCATTGTTCAAGTTTTTCTAATTCCTTTTCTTTACCCTGTGTTCGGATAAGAGCTAATTCATTTTGTAATTTTTCTGCTGCTTGCTTTTCTATTTCATCATATTTATCACGAACTTGCTGCCTTTTAATTTTATATTTTTCTCTAATTTCATCTAGAGCATCTTCTTTGCCCTTCGCTGCATCTAATTCAGCTTGTTTTTGCTGCCTTAATCGTTCTAATTCTTTTTCTTCACCTTCTCTACGGAGAATAGCTATTTCATCTTCATGTTGCTCTTCTAATTCAAGTGATTTTTCTTTGGCATTCTCGATAACATCTCCAACCTGTCGAACATAGAATTGTTCTATTTCTTTTAATGTTTCATCACTTGCGCCCAACTGATCTGCCGTAATTAACTTTTTTTTCTTCTCTCTTTCTATTTTTTCTATTTCTTGCAGCCAAGTTATGCCAATATCGGATAATCTTTGTTCAAAGTTATAATCCTCTATTTGTTTATCTAAGTCAGAAAGGAGAGTTTCTAGTTCAGTGGGGCCTCCTTCTCCGCCGCCGGTGTCAGAACCGCTATCCCCTTCATCAGCTGAACTTGCTGGTTCTGGTTTTTCTTTTAATTCGGAAATTTGAGTTTTAGTTTCTTTGATTTTTTTATTGATATTTTCAAGTCTTTCTTCTGCATGTGAAGTGTCAACAAATAATCCTTCATCCCCTCTGCTGATTAATTCATTTAATTTTGCTTTTTCTTTTTCAAGGGCAGCTAATTTTTCATTTAATTGTGCGATAGTCAATCCATCTATTCCTTTATTGATCATATCAATTTGTTCTTTAGCATCTTTGAGCCCTTTTACAAAATATGCAATTGCTCCAGCAACTGCTCCACCAACAGCAAAAGCACCGAACTTACTTGCTAGACCACTAACTGCAGCAGTCAAACCTCCTGCGCTTGCAATTACATTTGTCAATGTACTTATAGTAATAGATAAGTTCCCGGCTATCGAAAGAACTGGCCCTAAAGCAGCCGCCACTGCAGCCCCGAATAATACCATGTCCTGCTTTTCTTCTGAAAGGTCATTAAAAGCATCGACTACATCTGTGGCACCTTCAACAATGTCAGTTAAAATAGGCTCTAATTCTTCTCCCAAGTCTGCTAATGATGACTGTAAGTCATAAAAAGCCTCTGCGCTCTCGACTAATTCCTCATTGTTTTTTCTATATTGTTCATAAACTTCTGAAAGACCAGTGCCAGCAAGTGTTTGCAATACATAGTCAAGTTCTTCTCCGTTTTCTTTTGCTGTCTGCAGGCCTCCATTAAATTCTTCTAAATTAATACCGAATCTCGAAAGCAATTCATCAAACTGCCCAACTGATTCCCCGGACCCAATAGTTTCCTGTAATGATTCGCCTAGATTTTCAAATTTCATTGTGTCAGGGAATTTTGAAACTGCTCCGGATAACTGGTTGACAACCTCTGTCATCTGCTCACCTTTGAATCCGGCAGCAAGTAAACTTGATAATCCTTCAACATTGGAATCTAATTCCCCGGTTACAGCATTAAGTTGAGCCATTTTTTTATCAAGTGTTTCCATGCTAACACCTGCAGAAATCGCATTGTTTTCAAGAACAGAAATTTCTTTCCTAAAATCCCTAGTCCCGACAGTTAAAGCTGTAAATGCAGCCATAAGGGGTAGAGTGACATTAGTATTAAGTTTCTGCCCAACATTTTTCATTCTATTTCCCACTTTTTCCATGTTGTCAGCGGCAGCCCTCATTTTTCTGCCAAATTCGCTGGCCTTTCTTTTTGTTTCTTCCAGCTGGTCAGTAAAGTATCCCAATTTATTTTCAGTTTCAATTACTTCACGCTTAAAGGCTCTGTACTGACCGTCATCAATCTCGCCTTTTTTGAACTTTCTTTCCACTTCTTCTTGAGATTGTTTTAATGCATTAAGTTTCTTTTTAGTTTTTTCTACTTTATCAGTAAGAAGTTCTTGTTTTTGCCCCCATAGTTCAACTGAATCAGGATTAAATTTCAAAGCGCGATTTACCTTATAGAGTTCTCTACTTATTTTTCTGGACTGTTTATTAACATCCTTTAAGGCTTTATTCAGTCCTGTGGTCTCAGCCCCTATTCTAACCGTAAGGCCCTTTATTTGATTTGCCATATATGCGCCTCCTTTCTAATAAAAGACTCAACTTAAGCATATTCCCAAGCTAATTGAGTACCATCTTTTAATCTCCCTGCATGGTTTTGTTTTCCTTTGCAAGTTTTTGATATATTAGTTGTTGGAATATCATACTTTTTCCCAGCTTCTGTTACACTATCAAATACTTCATTTGTAGTTATACAAATAACCTTTTTGCAGTTTTTTCTAACAAGTTTATTTAAGCTATAATTCTTACCTTCTTTATAATATTCGAATTGCAATCTTCTGTTGTCATTCTCGTTTTTAGAAAAACAACTTTTAGTTCTACCTACAAGAACTTGAGATATATTTTTCATATCTATATTATAGTAATCAGCGGCCTTGGTGATAGAGTAAAAAACTTTCATGTCGTTTAAACAAATAATTTTTTTATTATTAAAATGTCCTTCTCCACTTATTTCCTTCCATTGTTTCTTTCTTTTTTCTAATATTTCAGGTTTTTTATAAGATTCTTTTAAAAC